AGATTAAAATATCATTTCTGGAATTTAGCATATCAAAAAATTTTGAGGTTTTGAATCTTTTTTTGCTTCTGTGACGGGAAGACACGTACTTCCTACGTCAGACATTGCAGATGGTGGTCTATAGTATTCACCTCTTCCCGATTTTTTATCATCTACTTCCCCTGCTATCCATGCATCTCTTGAGACACCCAGTTTTCCATAATAATTTGAGTTTAGTCTATCTACATTCAAAACTCCTCGTTTGGCGTGACTTTTCACTAAATTGCATTCTACATTATTATTATGCACCGGTGCATGTGCATTAGCCATTCTTTGAACCTGTAGAATTTCTTCTTTTGGTTCTTCTGATTGGGAAATCATTGGAAGTGCTGATCCACTTGCCAGATGACCAGTGGGAAGTTTCAATTGTTCTTTACCGCTAGATAGTTGTTCTTTTTCGACAATTCCGGGTAAAATATGATTTATTGATTGCATGAATCCTTTCAAGAAACCCATTCTGTTATTTTCTGATCCATCAGAAGTTCCTATCAACATATTTGGAGCATTTATTCTATTTGTTTCATGGAATTTAGAACCATCTTGAAAGTCTTTTATATTTTGTGCATCATACGAGTTTATAATACGTTTACCGGGTCTTATGTTATTTGATGCTCCAATATTTGATTCATTTACAACTGCTTCTCTATTTATTTTTTCCTTGTTTATCATTTTTCGTTCTTTGGGAACATTAACTCTTCCTTGGCGATAAGAGCTTGAGTCTACAAGCTGTGTTTCATTATTTGTTGCATCTGATGATCCTAATAATTGCTCTGGTCTTGTTGAATTTTTGTCAAACTGTTCTGGTTCTAGTGTATTATTTTCTATAGATATTTCAGGATTTCTAAGTGATGGTACAGTATCACCATGTTGAAGCATTGCTTCTGGACCATCTTCACCAAACGTTTCTGTAATTTCTATTGTACTATCCTTATTTAGTAAAGTATTTGTATCAACTCTGCATTGATCAAGTGTTTGCTGTATAAGAATGGATTCCAATTCTGGGTCATCTTCACCGGGCTCTCTTTCTTGTAATGATCTTATATTACAATCTTCTAGTTCGGGAGCATTTATTCCATCTACAAAAAGTGCATCACGTACATTCATAGTTGATACTTTACCTCCTCTTAAAACTACACCGGTATCAAAATTCTTTTGTCTTAGTTTGTTTTGTGGAAGAACTTGACGATTGGTCGGTAGTACATCTGGCTTTATTATTCCTACATTTGAATCTGTATTTTTTTGTCCATGTTCTGAAGAGAATACAGTATTTTCATTTTTTATTGGTCTATGTTTTTGTGATTTTATATTCAAGTTATCGACAATTGATGTTAATCCACCAGTTCTTCCTTCTACAACAAGTTTGGCAGATGTAAGTATTGGCATAGACTGTTTTATCAAGTTATTATTGTACTCTCCATCACCGACTGCCAGCTCTCTTTTGAATAATCCTGTTTCTTTTTTAGTTGTTTTTTCTGCGACGTATGGAGTTTGTGCATCCTCATCTACTCCTTTGGCGGATACTTCATAGTTGACGTAATGATTTCTGTTTGTATCTACAAGCTTTCTTGCTCTTTTATCATGTCCTTCTAACATATTGTATCCATGATATCCTTCTCTGCAAGTATCTTTTTCTGTGAATGACTGAGTGTGTGCAGAATTATGCTTCAAATCATTTTTTTGTCTTTCTGTCGTTTCTGAAGCGGCATTTAAGTAACGTTTTAATGGAGCTTCTTCCTTTTCTGGAACAATACCAACAGTTTCCTTCTTTTTTTCTCTCTTTATTATACCTGTAAATACTTCCATATTTCGTGTGGCTTTTGTCACTTGTGGTTCTGAAAACTGTCTTGGTGGTATTTTTTCAGCCATTAATGGAATTTTTCTTCCTAAACGATCTGTATATTCACCTACTTTTTCTTTAGTATTTATGTTCATCAGGCACCAATCTTCCTCCAGTGTTGCTTCATTTGTGTTTGTTTTCATAGGTAAAATATTTAAATTGTATGATTCGTCATCTTTAAATGTATTTCCAATCTTGCCATTTCGTGGTTCGTCCAAGAGAAGTTTCGAAGCATTCGATACTGCGAATGCCTTATTTATATCTTCCAGTGATGCGGAATTCCCAAAATCTTTTTCAGTTGTTTGTGGTATTATTGGTTTTCCTTCATCTTTTCTTGGAATATATTCTTCTTCATCTAAAATATTTGTAACACTTTTGTTTGAAACACGTCTTGCATATGAAGGTAACATTTTAATTTACAAATTAATTTTTTTTAGACAAATGTAACAAGTAAAAAAAAAGAAGGGAACGATACTGATAATAAACCGGAATTATTTTTATAGTTTATAAAAAAATGGAAACAAACTTGGTTCAAAGAACTGCAAAGTGGTCTACATTTGCACAAATTTTATTTGGCCTTTCATCCTTTGTAGGGTTTTTGGCACCAAATAAAAACGACTTTTTAACAATATTACTTGTTGCTGATTTGGTTGTGCAAGTAATAGAACTTATATTCTATGTTATATTTGTATACTATAAACAATTACCTACAAGATTTAGGTATTTTGATTGGTATATTACTACACCCATTCAGTTGATTACCAACATCGCACTCCTTCAATATTTTGTTGACAAAAGCACAACAATCAATACATTTTTCACAGGGGAAACAAATGAAATAATTCTTATAGTTGTCCTAAATTTTGTAATGTTGTCATTCGGCTTGTTGGCGGAATTCTATCCTAAATATAAAAACTCACTGGTCACATTGGGTGTTGCTCCATTTGTTGGAAATTTCTATATAATCTATAGAAAATATGCGATACAAACAACAGAAGGTATTATACTAAACACATATGTTTGTGTAATTTGGCTTCTTTATGCGGTTGCAGCATATATGGACTACGATACTAAAAATATAAGTTACAACATTTTAGATATATTCTCTAAAAACTTTTACGGATTGTTTATTGCGGTGTATTTGTTCTATGTTTAAATTATTTTATAAAAGCGATTCTATAAATTCACTCAAAATATGATGGTCCGCGTTGCCTTATTTTTTTTTTATATTCTAAAAATAGTGAACATATATGATACCCGACGAACCATTAAAAATAGTGGACAAATGTTTGAGGTCTACGATTTACATTTCAAAACACGGAACAATGTATAGAAATTATCATGATACTGGAAAATGGCAAATTGTGCCACCACGTTTTGATAATGAAGGTAGAGTATGTGGTTATAAAAACAAGTGTTTACAGAGATTAATTGCAGAAGCGTGGTTGGAGCCACCGGATGTGACTACTGATGGTAATCGTATGCCGAATGTAAAGGTAATTGACGAAACACAAAACCCTTATGATGCAGATAATTTAACTTGGTGTTATGGAAGAAGATGTAAAAACACTGTAATTTTGAAACATTTGCCACCTAAGCTCGAATATTTACAAGAACTTTTGGAAGAAGAGAATATGGAAACTATGGAAGACGTTTCAGATGAATTGAATGTTTCATTGTCGACAGCGTGGAATTATGTTTGTAAATTGATATCACAAAATCCCGATCCAGAACTTGCACAGAAGATTGCAGTTTTTATAAATTCTTCTTGTTTAGAAATATGTTTAGATTATAAATTGCAAGGTACATTAAGCGATGCAATGGTTCATATAAACGAAAAACTTTTTTACGACGATGAATGGAATCGTGAAAGTGAAAAATATTCTCACTTGCGACTTGCTAGAATGTATTGTGATATATTAGAAGGGTCTTAAAACAATGTTTTAATTAAAATTCAAGGTGACGTTTACGGGTAGATTCTGATGAACTTGATGTAGGCATAGTTGGACGTGGATCTGTATCAGGGGGTACTGGATCTTGATTATTTTCTTCATCTTCTTCTTCTCCTTCTTCTTCAGGATCAATATATGTTTCCAAACCTATTTCATTTTGCACATGAAACAACATGTCATTGAGAATAATTGTTTGGGATATTTTCCAGCGTTCAATAATTCCATTTTTTATTTCATCCATTTCAGCATCTGTCAAATCTCTTCCAACAAATCCAAACAATGGATTGCGTTGTTGTATAATTAATGCCGCACTATTTATTAAATGTGATAAAGCTTCTTCAATATGAGTGGAAAGTTCGTCTTGAGTATAATTGCGTTCATAGAAACTAGTTGCACTATTTAAAACAATAGTGAGTGGTGGCATTAGATTCTGTTCACTATAATATCTTTCTATACTATTTTCTATCTCAAAATAAGCATTGTTAGATATAAGATGATTATGATTTAAAGTAAACAACATTTGCACCAAGTTCTTATCTATTTCTTGTTGGCATTTTCGAATGAATTCTAAACAATTATTTTTTTTTGTTTCTATATTAAGTGCCCGGTACAACGATATCACGTCTTTCATATTATTATTAAAAAATATAATTATAAAAGTAAATGTATTGGAACTCTCTTCAGAATTTGAAAAAAATAAAAAACGTTGGTATTGATCGCCTCAAGGAAAAAAGTCTTACAGGTAGTTTTATTCACATATATACGACAGAATCATGCCCGCATTGTATTATATTTAAAAAAAATACCCTTGATATGTTACTAGATAAAATAAAAGGTATATATGGTTATAAATTATGTGATGTGGGGGAGTCTTCCTATCATCTGGATATTTTGCAAAGTGCTGGTGTAAATCAGGTACCAACAATATTGCTATTTTCCAATGGAAATGTAAAAAAATATACCCCAGAAGAGTTTCTTACAATTATCTGAATTCAAATATCTTCTTGACATTGTAGAAAAAGTCTGGTACGTTTTTTGTTGAAAATATTCTACCAGTTGTAATTGATTTGAAAATATAAGCATTTATGAAATAGTCAATATACTGAAATTGAACGAGTTCTTCTAGTTCTTTATCTTCATATTTAGATTGATATTCATCATAATATGAAAATACGATATCTCTATTTATGTCCAAATAAAATTCCTTATTATTATTATCCTTGGGAACTTGTACAGTTAACATTTTTTTCTTAATGCGTTCAAGTAAATATAAAATCTCGTTTCTAAGGCATTCGTAAGGAAGATTATCTACTACCTTCATCGAGTTTAATTGTAGTTTTAACACCATCATATGTATTTCTGAAGGTATTTCTGCCCAATTTATATCTTGAGACGGTATATCTTTAGATTTGTGATAGCGACTAAGATAATGAGTTTGTGCGGATAAAATATGTGCACTGTGATTTTTTTTTATTATGTCATCTATGGTTGTATCTTTTTCCATTTTATTTATAATTTTTTTTTAATTAAGCGGTACTATTTGTTGCTGTAGCTAAACAAAGTTTCATATATTGTCCAACACATCCAATTGACATGAAAGAGTTTACGGAAGCGATACTTAAAACTGAGTTAACCGATGCTACACTAAGTGCAGATGTAGCCGATGCGATACTTCCAATAGATACTACTGAAAATGCAGACATAAGTGTTGCGATACTCATAAATGACAAAACAGATAGAATTGTCAAGTACGACATGCGGCTATACATTGTCAATGATTTTGAGGTTGTATCTGTGTCATAAAAGACAGGTTCTGGTGATCTTTTGTTGGATGGTGCTTGTAATTCTTCGGCAATCGACAAAACTCCAAGACTGTTGCTCTTCATGAGATTCTTTTGGTTAACTAATTAAAAAAAAAAAAGTTTGTCAATTCTTTTTCAGAAGATCAGATTTTTCAAAACATCTGGACCAAACTCGAGACTGAAGATATATCATCATGTCAGACATGGATGTCGATGCTTCCTCGACAGAAACCAAACAATACCAAGTTTTGAGTCCAATAGAACATGTATTGCACCGACCAGATATGTATATTGGTTCTTTGGATGTAGAAAATATTTGCAGGTATATAACATCTGTTTCTGGTTTACAAGAAATATCTACAGAATGTTCACATGGATTTTTGAAAATTGTGGATGAAGTTGTTTCTAATGCTCAAGATTATCAAGCAACAGATTCAACGACTTCTATAATTTCATTATCATTAAATTGTGAAAATGGTTGGATAAAAGTTTACAATAATGGAAAACAAACAGTATCTACAAAACCTTTTAATGGTTCAGATAAAAGCATAGCAGAAACTGTATTCGGTGTTCTTTTATCAGGATCTAATTTCGACGATGAAAAAAAGAGAAAATGGTTGGGAAAAAATGGTTTAGGAGTGAAATTAACAAACATTTATTCCAAAGAGTTTATCATAAATCTTGGTGATCCTGAGACAGAACAAAATTTTAGGATTTGTTGGAATGACAATATGAAAAAATGTGGAAAACCAGTGATTAAATCTTACAAGAAGAAAACCGCGTTCACAGAAGTCTCCTTTCTCCCGGATTACGAAAGGTTCAATATGACACTTCCTCTTTCTGAAGACATTTGTAATCTATTAAAAGGAAGGATGCAAGATTTAGCACTTATCACAGATAAAAAGGTAAAAGTGAAGTTTAATGACGAATGTATTTCTTATTCAGATTCGAAATCTTTTGCACAACATATAGGTGGTACAATTTTATCACTAGATACGTTTCATGGAGATAATGATACTTATCTTGAAGTGTGTGTAATTTCAGATACACCGAAGCCACATATTAATTCTTTTGTGAATGGTGGTCGTTGTGGAGGAACGATTGTAAATATGGTGATAAATAAGATTGCTGAGGTGTTTAGTAAGAAATATCAAAATGCACCAAGACTAGTACAAATTATCAAGGAAAATCTAGCCTTTGTGATCAAGGCAGTTATTGACAATCCAACATTTACTTCACAATCTAAAGATATGCTTGCGACACCAATTTCCAAGTTAGGTTTTGAGTATACTATTTCACCAACGCTTTCTAAGAAGCTTTTGGCTTCGAATCTTTCAAAGATTATTGAGCAATCTATTGAGAAAAAGGAGGATAAAGGTGCGACAAAAGCTATCAAAGCAAAGACAGGATCTATAACAGATTATGAAAAAGCTACCAAGATTGGTGGTAAAAATCCTTGTACACTTTGGATAACTGAAGGAAAATCGGCAAAAGCACTAGTGGTTGCTGGGTTTTCTGTGATTGGAAGAGAATGTAATGGTGTTTATCCTCTTCGTGGAAAACCATTAAATGTACATGATAAATCACTAAAAGATACACTTTCAAACAAAGAATGGCTTGATTTAATTCATATTTTGAACTTGGATCCTACAAAGACATATGATAGCTCTTCTATTTCGAAATTACCATACAAACATTTGGCAATTGTTACAGACCAAGACGATGATGGATCACATATTCTTGGTTTGGTTTTAACATTTTTCCAGAAATTCTTCAAGTCACTTATTCAACTTCATCCAGCATTTTTGTTACGATTTGTGACACCGATTGTAAAGGCCAGACAAACACCCAAATCACCCTATATTCATTTCTTTTCACTTCAGGCTTTTAAGAAATGGTCTTTGGATAACAAATGTTCTGAAGCAAATTATTACAAGGGTCTTGGTACATCTTCATCAGAGGAGGCAAAAGAATATTTTGGTGAATGCAAAAAGCATACAGTAAATGTTTTATTCAAGGACGAAGATTGTTATAAGATATTATCCGAATCATTTGGAGATTCTTTTTCAGATAAAAGAAAACAGATGATTCAAAATATAGATTTCGAATCGTTTGTGGATTATGCAAAGGAGACTGTTGATGTTCATGATTTTTGCAACCACGAACTTGTACATTTCTCCTATGCAAATATAGTGAGAACAATTCCTGGTATGGACGGTCTGAAACCGGGACAACGTAAAACTCTTTATACGTTATTTAACGATAAGAGTATTATAAAATATAAAGTGGCAGAATTGGCTGCCAAAGTTACTGGATTTTCAGCATATCATCACGGAGAAGCATCTTTACAAGAGACAATCGCACATATGACCCAACAATATTGTGGTGCAAATCAGATAAGATATTTGGAAGCGTTATCACAATCGGGAACACGTCATGATGACCGTAAAGTTCATGCACAACCTCGTTATATGAATACAAAAATGTCCGAACTCACTAGACTTATTTTCGTACCATCTGAAGATGATGTGCTTGAATATAACGAGGAAGATGGTAAAACCGTGGAACCAAAGTGTTATGCTGGAACAATACCGATGATTCTTATAAACGGAACAAAGGGAATCGGGACCGGATATTCTACAGAAGTACCTACTTATGGAATTTTAGATGTTATTGAAAGTTGTATTACGCTTTGCAATGGAGAAAAAATAGAATACGATTTAGAACCCAAATGTAATGGATTTAAAGGAACAATAGAGAAAGACAACAATTCTTATATTTACAAAGGAATAGTAAATATAGAGGGTGAGTGGAAAGAAGGTTCTAAGAAAGGAAACGTATTGAGGATTACAGAACTACCTCCACAAATGTGGACAAATAATGTCAAAGAATCTCTTGAAAAACAACAATGGTTAAATGAAGTGATAACTTATACAAAAAATGATGATGTTGATTTGCGCATCCATGTTAACGAAGATGAAGATATTGAAAAGCGTAAAAATGAAGTTCAAAAAATGATTACAAAGAAAGTTCACACAAACAATATGAACATGTTTAACTCAAAAGGAATTTTAAAAACGTATAATAATACAATTGAGGTCTTAGAGGATCATGCTGAGTTTAAGCTTTATATTTGCAAGAAACGTTTGGAAAATATGATAAGATGTAAGACAATGGAGATGAATTTGGCATATGCAAAATACAAGTATATAACACTGGTGCTTGAAGGAAGTATTAAAATTATGGGTGTGAAGAGAGAGGTATTGAAGAATCAGATAAAAGAAAATGACTTGGAAGAATTTACAAATGAATTAACAAAACTATTGTTGACTTCCCTTACCGAAGAGGAGTCTGAGAGACTGAAGAAAAATCACAAAGATTTGGAAGAAGAGATTAATGAGTTGCAAAAGAAAACACCAAATATGTTATGGATGGATGACTTACTCGTACTTAAAAATCATTTTATGACTTCTAAAAGAAGTCTAGATGATCAGGGTGAAAACAAACAAGTAAAAAAAATAAAATCTGTTGGAAAAGAATTTAAGCAAGCTTCGGGTATAGCGTAGTGTTTTAGTTTAATGTTTTAGTTCGTTTAATATTATCATAATCTTCTTTACATGCCCTATACAAAAGATAGCATGCAACTGTAATAACAAGTATTTCAAAAATAGCGGGTATCATTTCCAAGGTGTTTTAATAGATGCATATCTTTTTTTTCTATATTCTTCCGCATAAATATGACGTTTCTCTCTTTCTAGTTCATACAAAAGAATTGCATCGTAACTTACACTCTCTTTTATACTTACTGGAACTCTTACTGGTTGTGATCCGTCATTTATTGATCTCATAAAAGGATTTGTTCCTCCTTCACGGGTTGATGACAAAATAGAAAAATATACATCTCTTTGTCTATCTTTTAAGTTTTCTTTCAAAACACGATATCTTTCTTTTAATTGTATATATTTTGGATTGTTTTCCATTTGTTAAATAAAAGTATATTGTTTGTCAGATTTTATACACAGGTTTAAAATATATCAACTCGTAACAATGATTGGTACCATATATTTTGCAAGTGCATTTATCCCAATGATATATACCCCAACACAAAAAATCATGATTTCAATGAATGAAAACCGAGCAAAATATGAATGGATTTCAAGAATCGATAAACCATTTGGTACAAGAATAAAGGAGTTGAATGAAGAATATGCAAAAAAAAGGTGGCTGGAAAATCTTGATGTGCCCTATGGTTGTAAAAAAAGTAATAAAATATCACAAATCACTGAGAAAATATATACAAATGAAATGCCAGAAATGGAAACATATGAAATACCAGAAACGCGACCAGTGGTGGTTAGCGAAGATGAAGCAAAAAGAATTTGGCTTGAAAAACTGGATGTTCCTATATTTCGTAGACAATAAAGTGTTTAAACTCCAATTTTACAAGAGGAAAGAGGTAAGTATAAAGCACATTCGGATTTCAATCGTGCCAAATAATTTGGATCTGGCCATCCGTGCAAATGTGATCCACCAGCCCATGATGATTTTTGGTGAATAAGATATGTTACACCAAATAAGGAAGTTGTTGCAGACGTTCCAATTTGGAACATGTATCCATTTTCGAAAAGATTGTCATAAATTTCTAATATTTCATTGCTTGTTTCAAGACTATTATTCTCATCATAGACCGGAACATATGATATTCTTATTGTTTCGTTATATCGTTGTCCATCCCTTTCACCTGATGGGAAATAAAAACGTATTTCATAAGTTCCTTGTTTATGACCTTGACATGTTATATCTGTGGGTATGACAGTCATTTCACCAGTAGGTTGTGGACCAGTTGTTTTTACATCAAAAACCTTTTCACAAGAGAAACATTTTTTATTACCTTTTAAATAACTAACCAAGTTTCGTTTTAAAAAGTGTGTTTCACAACACTTCATCTTTACTACATCTTCTCCTTTCAATTCTTCAAAAGTTATAGGATCATTCTCGTCGTCTTTAAGATTAGAGCTTTCGATCACTGTTAACTCATCTGCTACAATTTTGTAATCTATATCAGGTTTGTAAGTATAATGTTTGGTGTAGGAGGAAATAATCCCAGTCGCCGCCCTAGAGGAAGATGGTGTAGAGGAGGAAGATGGTATAGAGGAGGAAGATG